CAGCCGGCGGGACAGGCGGTTCACGCGAAGCCCGAAACCACGGTCGTAAGAACATCGAGTTTTCTGTTCGCAAGGTGTTCGCCCCTCTCGACTACGCCACGACGCAGGAAGTCGCTGCCATCAATCGTTTCGACGTATTCAAGCTGTGGAGCAAACGCAACGGCGGGGCTGGCCCATCGACCCACAAGATTAAGTGGACGCAGTTTCAAAAGACCTACGGCAACGGCGGTAAGTCTGTCCCTTACTTTGAGCAGGGCGACCTTTCCGGGATGAAGCAATACATCAACGGACTCCGCACCGACGGCGGGCGTGGTAGTCTCCGCAACTTTGCCAAGCGTGGGAAAGGTCATTTTGCCATCGTGCAATCCGAGAAGGACATTGAACGCTTTATCCGAATGAAGGATGACAACGTGGGCATCCTCAAGTCCGCCTATTGGTTCGCCTCCCTGCAAATCGGGGCGAAGATTGCCGCCCCCGCATGGGCAAAGGATTTGCAAGGTCAGCAGAACGCCATCGCTAAAGATGATACCCAAAAAGAAGCGGCTCCAGAAGTGACGGTGGGTAATACCATCGGCAATAAGCTAGGCAACGAACGCTGGACACGCCTCGCCATCAAATCCCGCGCCCAAAAAATGCGACTGCAAATGGCTGCGGTGATGAATAAAAAGAAGATTCCCCTCTGGGAAGCCTCTAGCACGTGGCAACATTTTACCCAATGACAACTCTCTACGGAATCCGCACCATCGCTGAGCAAAGCGTGGCAAACCTATTCACGGCAAACGCTGCGTCGCTTCCCGGCGTCGAGATTGCTTTGGGGCAAACGGATCAGACCCGCAACCTGCCCATCATCATCATTCACGCGGAATCGGCACGCGCGCATCCCGACCTTGGTGGCACGCCCCTGGGCAACTTTGAAATCACCCTCAAGATTTACGTCTATTCCTCAGCAGATGACTCAACCCTCGCCGAACACCGCCAGCGGGTCGAAGTGACGCAGGGGATTATGGAAAACACCGCCGCCATCCAAGCCCAATGGACGCAAGGTTCGCTTTACTTCTCTCAGATTGTCTCCGATGACGAGGCCGTCGCCGACCGTCGCTATGGCAACGCCATCCAATACACGCTGGTAGCGGTTTACCCGCCCGCCTCTTGACATTACCGCCCCTTTAACAACCTACAATGGCAACTCCTACCACTTACGGAACGGCACAAGTCTGGGCGTTATATGACACCGCCAGCTTTGTCACCCTGCAATCGGACGACATTTCTAAAACCGACATCATCCAAGCCGAAGTGATGAACGAGACCGGCGTGGTGGCTACCCTTCGCCTGGACGACCAACGCGACGAGCTGACCCTTAACGGCGTTCTCAAGCCCTCCTCGACGATTCCTCTTCCTGCTCAGTTGATTACCTACGCGGGCGTCTCCTATATCATTATTTCGGTCGATGATGCTGGTCAAAACAACGCCTTCCGTAAAATCACTTTGAAGGCTAAGAAGTATCAAGGTATCACCACCTCCTAATCCCGCAAGGGATACCCCAACGATGGAAAAGCGTTGGATTAAAGCCGCGACGATTCAGACCCCGACTCTCAAGGTCGGCGGTCGTCGTCTTTTACCCTTCTGTCTCCGTCATCGGGTGCTACTCGAAGCGGTGGACTCGCCTGTGATCGGTGGCAACCGAACCATCACCCCGCAGGACTTGCTATTTGCTGTCCGCGTCCTTGCCACCCACGACCCCGAAGCCGTCCGCAAGCCTGCCACCTTGCGCGAGTCTTTCCTGCTAGCGTATTACACGCACTTCCCTGTAAAGTTTTACGCCGAAGTGATTAAGTTAAACACTTATTTTAATGCTCAATCCCTTTGGTGTCGCTTCTGGGAAAAGGACACGTCGAAAGACCCGGGAGGCATCCCCTGGCAACTTGCCATCATCGCGGGTCTTGTACGCAACGGTTGCACGCTTAATGAAGCTTGGACGATGCCCGAAGCCGAGGCCGTTTGGTTGCACGTCGCTCATTGTCGGGCGGCGGGTGCTAAAATCGACGTCGTTTCCGAGCAGGAATGGGAAGCGATGGAACGCTATAAAGCCGAAGAAGCGTCGAAGGCTAAAAACACTAAAAACTATAACCGCAACTAACCAATGGGCGACGACGTAAAAGTAAAGTTTGGCGGGGACTTCTCGGACGTCCCTAAAGGTGCTGACGCTGCGGCGAAGCAAGCGGGGACGGCGATTCAAAACTCCTTTGCGGACGCTGCGTCGAAAGCGTCCAAGATGTTCCTCGGTGCTTTTGCGGTGTCCTCGATTGTTTCCTCGATTTATTCGGGTATGCGTGAAGCGGGGTCTTACTTTCTGGAGTTAGGCAACACGATTAAAAAGACCGGGGCAAACGCCGAGGACTTGCAAGTGTTAGGCAAGGCGGGCAAGGAAAGCGGGGTCGGGCTGGACTCAATTGCCAACGCCCTTGTCAAAACAAATAAGTTCCTAAACGAAGCGACTCGCGGATCTACATCCCAGCTCGAAACCTTAAACCGCCTCGGTTTCGCCACGGACGCGTTGACAGTTAAAAACCTCAAGGCCACGGACGTCATTTACAAACTCGCTGACGAAATTAAGCGGACAGGCGACGCCACGGCTTACACCGAAGACATTATCAAGATTTTCGGCAAATCGGGTGCTGACCTTATTCCGATGCTAACGGAAGGCTCAGAAAAGTTTAAAGAGATTGCGGAAAGCACCAAGTTATTTACGGACGCCGAAATCAAAGCAGGTGCGGCGGCTGAGAAAGCGGCGCGAGCAGCGGGTCACGCTTGGGATGAAGTTATGCGTAAGATTACTTCAACGATTGGAGAGCATGAAATAAAAGAAAACATCTCTGACGCAATCTTGGAGGCACAGCATAACGTTGGTGCAAATTATGGTTTCGGGAAAGCAACACCAGAACAACAAAATGCAATCATTGAAGAAGCTTTGCGTGCTGGTCGAAAGTTGGGACTAACCAACGAGGAAACCATGAAATACGCTATGGATGCTTACAACGGAACTAGTGCTTACAGTTTACTTTTAGCGGGAACAGAGCCCGGATTTGACCAACAGGAAATACTTAAAGCAATTATAGAGAAAGTCCAAGAAGAGAACGAGAACATTGATTACAGCGAGAAGAACGCTCCAAACGAAGCCACCACCCTCGCTAAATCCGGAGCGGTCGTCTCAACCCTGCAAGCCATCGGCGGTGGCGACATCGCTTCTATTTACTCAGGGACTTATCAAGACTCGGTCGTCTCCGCAACGGAACGCACCGCATCGGCGACGGAACAAATCGTTCAAAACACTAACCCGGCTAATCAACAAGCCGACCAAACTCCTGCCAAGGCGGGCAAATAATTATGTCAACGAATTACGGCAACCCTTTAACGACTCCCCTTCAAGACCCTACCGGGGCTATTGAAATCGACGCTTATGGCCTTGCCCAAGCAACTTTGACCTTCTCGGTTGACCAAGGGGCGTTGCCCGACGCGTTAAGCTACTTCACTGCTGGCGTCGCCTACCCCATCGACCTCGGTTTTACGATGACGTCGTATCGTTATGGCGTCACCCTCGACAAAGCCAACCTCGCAAAGATTAAGGTGGACTATATTGGCGTCCAACAGGAAACAGGCTACACGATTCCGCATATTCACGGCGTCGTAAACACCGCAGCGCAACCTATCGAAACGCACCCGAACTTTACGACGGTGACGGTCAGCGATTACTACGTTGATCCGCAAGCCCTCGGTGGAACGCCATCGGCTCCCGAGAATAGTGCAATCTTCATTCCCAACGCTGCGTCGAATCAATATACGTTTGGAGGGTTTGGTGTTAGTAAAACTTCATCGGTAAACCCCTTTCAAGGCATCCGCCAATACCTTCGCCCGATGACCACCGTACGCGGGGAAATGTATTTCAATTCCTCGGCTCAAGGGATGGCTGAAAAGTTAAGCGGTGCAGTCGGGTCATATCTTACAAGCGGTGATTCGCAAACGCTCATTTATCCCTGGCTGGTTTACGGCCCGACCTACGGATCACGCTGGCTAGTCACCGCCGCCCCGATTGAACCGATTGGTCGCCCGATTTCTGAAACCGAATCCCCGATGTGCAAAGTCACCTACGACCTGCAATATGGCGGGACGCAAGGCTGGAATCCCTCAATTTATCCTCAATCTGAAGTTATTTTCGGCTAATGATTCGTGACTCTGGCATATCCGGCAACGGCTCACTGTATGCCTCGCGATTCGGGGCGGGGGACGTTATTTCTGCGTCTCAGCTTAATGACCTCAATTCGGGTTTAATGCAGGGGACTGTTCAACCCTACCTCGGTGCTGGCGTCGTCACGGCCTACGGTGCAGGCGGAACGCAGGTGCTATACAATCCCGACCTGCCTCCCGACCTATTCATTCCCTATCAGTTTCAAGTTATCATTACAAAAGTCGGGACGGACTTTCAGGCAACGATTCAAAGGGGGTATGTGGTTGCACAAGGCATGGACGCGTCGATAGACTCATCTGAGGGTATCCTTAACAAATTGGTTCTTAAGAGCGTCTATAATGGAACTTACTTCGCCAACAGCGTAGCCTTTTACGCAAGTGGCAAGATGACCACCGGGACGGACACAGAAAGCGGTTTAATGAATGATGGCGGATATTATACGATGCCAACAGGCGGGACGGTTTATTTCTCGGTGGTTCGGAATTGCTTTGACCCTTTAGTTAATCACCCGCCCGCAGGCTGGGTAAACTCCTGGCCTTACGTCGGCATCACGATTGCAGGCGACGACGCGGACGTCAAAACCTTACCGCCTAATGAGCTGGATTATGCTCCGCGAAATGGGCTGGATTTACAAAAATACTTTCAGCAGATTGTTAATGGAAACACCGAAGTTGATGTCTATGAACCCGGCTCAGAAACCCCGACGGTTTATAACATTCCCACGGCTGGGGGGACTTCAATTCCTGATTTACGCTTGGTAAATTATAATTGGTCACGGACGACCTTTGCAAAAGCGGTTTGGAATGGGGAGAGTTGGGACGTCACGCAGTACACTTATGGCCCGATTGTGATGCCTGTAAGTTTTGTCTTTGATGGCGTGAAGTCTTATAATTCCTTTAGTGACCCACCGCCAACCCCTGTTTCGCCCGATTATGCCGACGAGCAGGAAAATTGGTTTGGGGTCTATACAGGCTACGACAAAGCCTATACGTCAGCGACCGAGCCTGTGGATCCCGCGCCCTAAGCGTCGCCTTTGACATTCCCGCCCCTCTATGGGGCAGACTCCAATCGCATTTAAGCAGGGAACCTCGTTTGGGGCTTCCTGCGTTTACACCCCCGAAACAGGCGGGCCAACGGACTTGACAGGGGTGACGATTGCCTCGGCAGTCCGTGACGCGGGCTACAATTATTACCCGCTGGTGGTCACCACGACCTCGCCCACTACCTTTACGCTCATTTACCCTTTCTCGACCTTAAATTGGGTGCTGGGGACAGGATACTTTGACATCCAATTTTCCTTCGGCGAAGGGGACTCCTCCATCTTTTACACGCAATCAATTCAACTCCAAGTCCTGCCCTCGATTACGGGGGTCTATGGAGGGAACACGATGGTTTACGGCTAAAGCGTTATGGCATTAACGATTACGCTTCAAACCGCCGCTTCACTCGCGGCTTCCACGCCCGCCCCTGCGACGGTGACGGTCAACACAGGTTTGCCCGGCCCGCAAGGACTCCCTGGCACGGCGGCGACGATCGCAGTCGGCTCGGTGTTCGCGGTTCCCAATGGCACGCCTCCAACGGTCACGAATGTCGGCACGTCATCGGCTGCGGTCTTTAACTTCCAGCTCGAAACAGGGCCTCAAGGCCCAGCGGGTATCAACACGTGGGGCAGTATCACAGGGACGCTGAGCAACCAGACTGATTTGCAGACCGCCTTGGACGGCAAGTATTCAACGTCGAATCCAGCGGGCTACATCACCGCGTCGGCGCTGACTCCTTACCTGACCATTTCCTCCGCTTCCTCGACCTATACGCCGAAGGCTCCCAACGACGGCAATTACTATGTCCAACAGTCTGGGTCGTGGGTTCAACTAATCGTTTCTTAAAATGTCGCTATCCATTTATTCCAAAGCTTCGACGGATTCCCTGTTGGCGTTAAAAGCCAACCTTAGCGGTGCAACCTTCACAGGTGCGGTGACGGCTCCCGGGCTGACGATCACTTCGGGGTCGGGTGCGGTGCTGACGTTCGCGGACGGCACGACTCAGTCCACGGCGGCAACAGGTGGCGGTGGCGGTGCGACGTGGGGCAGTATCACAGGGTCGATTTCCGCTCAGACCGATTTGCAGACTGAGTTCGGCAACTACCTTGCTCTTGCTGGTGGCACGATGACGGGCGGGCTTACGGTGGCGTCGGCTGGCATCACTTTCAGCGACTCCAGCGTTCAAACGACCGCTGCGACTGCCTTCAACGGCGGGACTATTAGCAATTCGCTGACGATTGATTCGGCGACTAGTCCGCAGCTTTACGTCACGGACTCGACGCATACGACGACGCCGACGCTGGTGGTCACGGATGGAACAAACGCCACGACAATTACGCAAAACGGCGTTGGTGCTCCCGGGATTACTGTCGGAACCACAGGCATTACTTTCGCTGACTCGACCACGCAGACCACGGCTTTTGTTGCAAACACGTTCTTACCTTTGTCGGGCGGAGCGATGACAGGTGCTCTCACCCTCGGCGGTGATTTGAACGGCGGTGGCTACAATCTATCGGATTGCAATTTCAACTCCTCCGCTGGGCAAGTGAATTGCCAGAATCTGACGCTGACTAATGGCGATGGCGGTTCGGTGACTTTTGCAGACGGTAGCGTCCAGACCACGGCGGCTAGTAATGGTGTTGATGCGACGAGCGTGGCAAACCTTGGCATTTGTGCGACATTGTTGAGTTGGTATTATATATTTAATTATTACGCAACCCCTGCTCAAATCTGCTGTGTTAATGGTTCTGATAACACAAGTGGTTCTGGTGGTTCTACTTTTGGCGGAGGATTTGTAAGTTATGTGACCAGTGGACAAATCGGCGTTTGGGACGGCTCTAATTACTGTCCCATCGATGTTTATTATACCAATGGTGGATCAAATAACTCTCAATACTTCATCGCATCAACCGCTGCAGCGGTCACGTCCTATGTCCTCGCCTACAAAGACGGCTCTGGAACGTGGCACTCATCTCCTTTCACCATTTCCTAAATTATGGCAACTCCTACTCCTCCTCCTCCTCCTGCTCCATTGGCTCCTCCCCCCGCCGCCCCCGCTGGCCCGAAAGACGTCACCATCCCCGCAGGCAAAGTCCTCGTTCTCGTGGACACGACCGCCAACGCTGTGACGCTCTACAAAGTCTGCACCAAGGCGACCCGCGTTTTCACCGCTTGGTCAATCAACCAATACGCTGACGAAGCAACGGCTAAAGCGGACATCGCCGCCAAGGGTTGGAAGTTCACCGCCCCCGCAACCCCCGCTAAATAATTCCCAACGACTATGAACTACCTCATCGTGTTCCTCCTCGGCGTCCTGCTCGGTGCAATCAGCGCCGTCCTCGCCTACCGCAATAACCAAGCCAAAGTCGAAGCCGAAGCGAAGAAGCTCGCTGACGACGCCAAGGCCGACGCTGCGAAGGTGCAAGCGGTCGTGGACGCCCTCAAAAAGTAAGCCGCTTTAAGGATGCACCGCACCGCCTTAAAATCTCTGCTGGTGCTTCCCCTGCTGGTCGGTTGCACGTCCTTTTTCACAGGACTCGCCGACAAGCCCTTACCACCGCCTCCACCTCCCGCCCCTGTGCAGGAAACGGTGGGGACGGTGACTAAGGCACAAGACAAAGCGGACGCCCGCGTCTCAGCTGCGGTCGCCGAAGCCCGGGTGCAAAACAAGGCCGGCAAGCCCGACAAGGTAGAAGCGGAATTGTCCGTAGCCGCTTCTTACCTTCCAGCCCCAACCGTCGCCGACCTCGCCGTTGCCCACCAGCGAGCCGAGAAAGCCGACCCTGCCGAATATAAGGCGGCGATTGAATATGGGATGGCATTACAGAAACGCATCGACGACGCCTGGAGCAAAATGGAGTCCGAGTCGAAGGCCAACGCGGAGGCCATCGCCCTGCGTGACGAACAAATCAAGACACTCAAAGCCGAAATGGTAAAAGTCCGTCACGATGCCGACCGCAACCTTTACTCGATGCTCGCCGTCGGGTTGCTAGGACTCGGCGGGTTGGCAATCGCTTTCTCGCGCTACATCGCGGGGGCGGGGTTGATGATCAGCGGTGCCATCGTCGGGGCTATCCCCTACCTTTTGGAATCACCTTGGTTCGCCCCTGCACTCGGCGTCCTAACTTTCGTGGTCATCGGTTTCACCCTTTGGCACTTTACCCACGATGCGAAAATCAAAGCAACCTAAAGTGATTTACCGGAAACTCGGTCGGGAACAGGCTTGGGGTATGGCAATCCACGACGGCAATAAGGGGGAAATCTTTATTGACCCCCGCCTATCACCTCGCCGCGAGCTAGAAGTCATCTGCCACGAGCAACTGCACTTATCCCTGCCCGACCTATCCGAGCGTCAAATTGACCGCATCGGCAAGGAAGTATCACGCACCCTCTGGCGACTCAATTTCCGCAAGGTGCTACTCGGGAAGCACACCACGCCTGTTAAAATCACGAAATGAGTCCCCAGCCCCCCATTGACACGGACTCAATGCTGTCCTCCCAAAACCTCAAGGACGGCCTCGTCTCATCGGTGCTGGGCGGTTTGGCGATGGTGGCACGCCTCCTTCTTTCGACGGAGCCTGTGACCTTTGGCTGGGTCGTCCGCCGCGTCCTCGCTGCGTCCATCACGGCCTGCTTCGTGGGCTATGCTATTCAAGACCACATCGCCTCGACGCCACTTCGGATGGCGGTGATTGGAGCTTGTGGCTATTCAGCGCCCGAAGTCCTCGATTTCGTTTTACGCTACATTAAAAAACGCGGTGAAAAGGAAATAGCCGATGCCACCCCTACTACCAAACCGACCCCGAAACGTCGAACCAAGTCCAAGGGAAAATCATCACGTTAATCTGCACCTGTCGGTCGTGGGGCTTTTGATTGTGACGTGCCTGACGGCCTTGCTGGTCGCCTTCATTTGCGAGTTTGTCTTAAACTCCTTTCAAGACTCCCACGCGATGGCGATGCTGATCACCGATGCCGGCGTGAAGTCGGACGATAAGAACCTTGAACGCAACCTCACGTCCGCCACGCAAGCCCTGGTTGTTTGTCGCGACCTTGGCTGGGCGTTGGGGGTTGGGGCGTTGGGGTGCGGGTTGGCAGTCTTTATACGCTCCCGCCGTCAAAACGCCTCCTAGGGGCATTTCTGAGCGATTTAGACCCTACCGCGAAGGCAGGGCGGGATAGATTTGCATTTAG